TGCATAACATGCTTTGTCGTTGTTTTTAACTCTTGGCTGTGTTCTATCATCAGCATCACTACGTTCAAACATATCGCCAACACTAACATTATTATCACCGTTGAATTCTATAATTGGACTTGATTGGTTACCTGCACCTGAGTAGTCATTGCCTACGTCTAAAAATATATTGTAAGCACTTACATTTAATGATACTGCTCCAATGCTAATGCCTTGTTTAGCAACTTTGTCAAATAAGTTTTGAACTATACGTACACCTTCAGGTCCACCGTTATCAGGGGTTCCAGTTCCTAACATTACACCTTGGTACATATTTGTAAACTGCGAGTTTTGCACAGTTACACCTTGTATGTTTTCATCAGTGATAATACCATAAGTTAGAAAAGAAAATTTACAGTTATTAAATTCTACTTGTTTACAGGTATTTGCAGTTGTACTATCAAAACGTACGCCTGCGATGTCTGCACTTGCATTTGCAGGGTTTGTGCTTAGGTTGCCTTTAAAATTACAATTATTCACACTTACACCGTCTGCACGATCTACCAGCATCATATCAACACCAGCTTCTAAACTAGTAAAACTCATTCCACTAATAACAATATCTCTTGGAGCAGTGGCACTATTAGAACCAATGTTCACTCCAGTTTGTTGTAAACTATCTGCAGTTTGAATTACATATGCACCAAAGGAACTATCTGATCCAACGTCCATTTCAAGTATAGCACTGTCTGGGCCGTCACCAAAAAGTTTAGCATAAGGGGGTACTAGTATTGGTTGTGTGATTCTATAGGTTCCACCTGGAAAATATAAACTACGGCGAATAGTTGTGTTTGTTTGTCGACAAAACAATTGAAATAATGCTCTGTTAATGGCATCTGTGTCATCTGTAACTCCGTCACCAGTTGCACCAAAGTCTAGAACACTGGCAAAATTGTCAAGTTTGGCTTGTAGTTTTTGTGTTACAGGATCGCCAGATGTTGGACCAGTTTGAACGGTATAACCAGCATGTTCACCTTTATAGGTATAACTTGTTGCTAGATTTAATATATCACTATACTGTGTTAATATTTCTGTATTACCAATTGCTGGTGCACCATCTGCTATGGTTCCATTACCAATGAATAACTTTCGTTGATCAATTACCCAGCCAAATTCTGCACCTGCTAGTTGAGGTAAATTTTCACTAAGACCTTTACGGTTTGTAATACGTGATACTTGAACTATTGCCATATTATTTTAAAACTCCGGAATCTAAGTGTATTTAGCTGGCGACGTAGTATTGTTCTACTCTCTTCCACCATTGCTGGCGCCAGTGTTCAAAGTCATCACCCTCAACAATGAACTCTTGATATTGCGGATCTTCTTTTAAATGTCCCATTTCGTCAACAGCTGGCTTAACACACATCAGCACCACACCTTTGTTTATTTTGGTACCATATACTTCGTTGTGTGCTTCGGCATATGCACACAATTGTAATTTATAATCCTCAATCCACTCTACTTTTTTTGGCTTGTTACTTTGCTTAAAGTCCATAATAGCATGTTCGCCACTGTGTACTCCGACTAGGTCTGTTGTTCCTGCATATATGCCTGGAAAGTACATAGGCACTTCTACACCCCATACTTCATCAACGTTACACATACCTTCTCTGATAACAGTTTCAGCCATAGCATGCGATTGCCAACTAAAAGGATTGTTACCACGAGCTTTGATAGTACCATCTATGCAGTAGTTTTCCAAATAGGTATGCATTCGTGTGCCTCTGTTGGCAGCTTCTGTTACTATCTTTTGTGCCTGGTCGGTTCCTACACGTTTTCGCCAACGTGCAAGTCCTTCTTGTTTTTCTTTTGATTGTGTAGCACCAAGTATGGTAGTTACACTAGGCACCGCATTGCCATCTGGAGTTGAATACAGTCGTTTACCGTCAACCTGTTTTCGTGAGAGATTTTTGTATTGGAATTTTTCTATAAGCATGTGTATATTATATAGTATACATGTATAAAGTCAAGAAGTTTATGTTAGTTCATTTGCCGAATCAGCCATACCGGCAACTGTATCTTGTGCTTGATCAACAGTCATCGTGTCAGCGCCTTCGTCGCCTGTAATACCTGCACCAACTAATATAATATTCTCTGAATCCACATTAGAAATAATATTTTTAAGAGGGTCTACTATAGCAAGAGTACGCAGTTGTTCGTCTGTAATGTTCACACCCATATTGTGTGCCATACTTAAAAACACCTCAATTGGAACTGTATAATCGTTATTGACATCATCTGAACGGCCTAGTAGGTATTGTGCAAGTGCAACTAATTGCTGAGCAGACGGTTTATCTGATCTTGATGTAAACTCTAGGATACGCATCTGTTAAGAAATTTCTATTGTTGCGCCAGGATTGTCTTTTTCAAGTATTTCAGAAACGATATCACTAATCAATCTATTTCCATCAAATGTTAATATACTGCTATCCATTTCATCTTGGTCAACATATTGATATATAATATCTTCAAGACGTTCCAGTTTAAACTCTTCTTTGAGAGGTTGTGCTATCTGATCTAGTTTTTCTTGTAATGCTCTGTAATCAGTATTATCCATTATCTTCTTGCCCTTCCTAATGCACCATCTTGTACATCAACGTTAACATCAACTGCTTCACCGCCTGCTTCTGCATCAACGTTGACGTCAGTAACATCAGCAGCAACTGGTGCTATAGGATCTGCTAAAGGATCTGCTCCTGGCTCGCCTGCCATTGGAACTCCGGCTACTTCTTCTTGTCCTGGAACAACCGGCTCAACGCCTGTTAGCGTTCCTTGTGCGGCTTCCATTTCAACTTTGGCTGCTTGTATAGCATCAACAAGTACACCAAATGATTGTCCAGCGGCATTGTTAAATGCTTGTGCTTCTGTTGTTCCTATTGTGGTTTGTATCGAACCACTCAACGCAGGTAAATCTTTAAACTGCATTGAAGTAACATCTTCTAACATGCCTTGCATTCTATCAACCATGTCTTGTGCGGCTAATATTACCTGTGCTTGTTGCACTTCGCTTTCACTTAGATAGCGACCTGCTTTTGTTCTTAGTGTCATACCTTCAGCAATTTTTGCAAGGATTTTACCAGCATTTCTACTTTCTTTAAAACCGCCTAGTGTTTTAGCAAGGCTTGCACGTTTCTCTGTTTTAGCAGTAAAGTCATCTTTGTTTGCTAATACTTTGTTTGCGAATGCACTCGTACTCATTCCAGCTGCCTTTGCTTGTCTTTTAAAAGCACCAGGATTTTTACTTGTTGCTTTTTTAATCCAATTTTCTGCTTCTCTAACTAGCTCTTCTTCACCTAGTGTGATCTTACCATCGTCCACATCTTTTTTGAATTGCATAGCAGTTGCTTGATCGTTTGTAGATCCAATGGTTTCGCCGTTTGCTGATATTTTTGTTGCACCTGTTTGTGGTTCTAGTGTTACATCTGCTTCACGTAAACGTGCAGACAATCCTCTTTCCATAACCAATAACTTCATGTACCCAGCATCTTTTTCACTGTTGTGCATCTTAGTTGTTGTACGATGTTCGTAGATTAAACCACGAACTTTTGTTAACATGTTGCTTGCAGCTCTTGGAGCCAACTTTGTAAAATCAACACTATTACCAAAATAGCCTTCAAGTACTTTTTGAGACTTTTTAGTTTGCGGTGTTTCTAAGTCGAATAGTTTCATTATCAAATCCTTTTTGCTGACAGTATTTAGCAACATTTATACTTTTCGTAATTTGTTCTTGTAGTGATTGGTATTCATATTTTACAGTATCTAGTCTAGTAATTACAACTTCTCTCTTAAAGTCATCAGTATTTGGACTTGTAATCACATGTCTATAGTGCATCATCTCTTGTTGTCTACCAAGTAGTTTATCTTCTAATGCCACAAGATGTTTTGCATCCATTTGCATTTTATTTTTATCAAGTATACAAAAACTTAATGCAATTCTACAACTGCTACAAGTTTCAACTAAGAGATCATCTCTATATATGCTATACTCAGTTGGAGATTCTTGTACTATCTCGTAGTCTGCAAACGCCATTATACTATCACCGTTGATAAAGATAGCATTGGGGTTTGAGTTAAGAAGTTCATCTGCAATTTTGTTTAATAACCGGGAGGCTTTATCTGTTACCCGACTACGTAAGTTATCACTAGCCATCCAACTGTTCCTACAAGAGCTGCAATTATACCTGTTCCCCAGCCTATTAGCTGGTCGGTTCTTCTTTGGGCCATTTTCTGGACCATACCATGAACTTCATTAATCATCATTTCCAAGCGATCTACTTTTTTGTCTAAGCCTTCTATATTTGAGGCCATCGACTTATATCGCTCTGCACATAAATCAACATGTGCTTCTAAACTCTTCTTTTCAATTGGTGCAGTGTCTACCATTGTAATCTCTGTGTAATTCTGTTATTCATATTTAGTTAGATAGTGTCTTGAACTAGGTCAAAGTATACATTAGGATTATCACCTGTGGCTATTAAATACGGCATTAAAAAGCCCTCTTTGTATGTTTCATTTAGTCCTGTAATCATTGGAACACCATTAACAGACTCTTTCAATAGGCCAGTTGGATCCTCGCCATTGGAAAATGATCCATCATGCGAAATACAAAACGAAAACTTCCAATATTTGTCTCCTTCTTTTGTTGTAAAGGAAACGGGGTCTGTGATATCCTGTGGATTTGCTCTAAGACTAGCACATTGTAATATAGTTTCAAAGTTGCGTTGTTGATTACGACTGAAATCCCATTGCTCTACTGTGGTTATAGGATTGCCAGTTTTTATTTTTCTGTAACTGGTAGTTCCAGTTTGTGTACAATCAAAATGTGTTGTTACTTCAATTCTTTGCATTTTTTAGACTCCAGTAAACCATCAGTTTGTCTAGCATGTTTTTGATAGCTGGATCGTTTGGACTTTCTGAAACAATCTCGGCCATATGTGCAGAGATACTGTGTGGATCTGGCTTTTTAAAAACCAACTCTTTTCTTTGACTACCAAAACGTCTGCGATAAACTGTGTCGCCTTTGTCTGGACTTTCATATATCCATTCTGTTTTTTGCATGCCAATATTTAGTCGTAAAAAAACCCTAGTTAATAAAAACTAGGGTTTTAAATTTTAATAGTAAATTAAAATTATGCTAACTTAAAGTTACCTGATGTTACAGTTGAAAGCGAACAGTTAATTGGTGTAGAGCCGACTGTTGTTAATGCTCTAATTTGTGTTTGCAATGTTGCTGCTGTGTAAGCACCTGTTGGATACGTTGCAATTGAAATCTGTCCAGTTGTGTCGTCTTCAACTTGATACATGTAAACGCCAGCAATTGTTTGGATGTTTTGCATGATTGCTTCTACTGCTAATCCTGTCTCAACTTGTGCTTGTAAGTCTTGGGCTGCAGATGAACCGTTTATAACAAGTAATTTGAAAAAGTCTAGTTTTGGACCAGTTACATTTACTGCTCCTGATGTTGCTAAGGCTCCGTCTAATGATCCGTTCTGCGTATCAATGTGGAATACCTGTTGTGCATTACCATGGGTTCTTGTAAAAAATGCCATTTTAATCTCCTATATCTAATGGTGAAACTAAATGTTTTAGTCTCTACTTCTATTTAGCATTTTTGTCACAAAAAAACCTAGCACTAAACTAGGTTTTTTAAAGTTTTTATATATTATAAATTATGCTAATGCCATTCCAGGTTGCGTAACAGTAGTTCCTGTTAAATCAGTGTTGTTAGTACCAACTGTTGCGCCTAATGCTCTAATAGCAGTTTGCATTGTAGCCGCTTTCCAATCTTCAGTTGCATAAACTGCCACTGACATAATGCCTCCACTACCTGCTTGTACTTGGTAACAAGCAACTGTTCCTAATTGTTGAATTGATTGAAGTATAATCTCAACTGCTTCGTCATGATCACCTTCAGCTGATATATCTACTGCTGTTGCGATTTTAAAAAAATCTAATTTTGGTCCAGCAACGTTGATTGGAACGCTGGTGTAGACCGCGGATCCTGCAACTGGTTCTTGTGTATCTGGTTGGAATACCTGTTGGGCATTACCGTGCTTTTTTGTAAATTGTGCCATTTATATCTCCTATATGGTGGAACTTATGTTCCTAACGTTATTTAGCGTCGTTTAAAGATCTTTGTTCGTCGTAAGAATTCGTAAAACTCATTTTGTAAACCTGATTTACGCATCTGTAGCATAAGTCTATCACGTATTACATTCTTATCTCTTGGTGCAATTCTGTCCCAAATAGAGATTTGTCTACGCATTTGTATTAACGGTGCTTTTAAGAAGTCTACCATGTTGCGTTGTAACATAAGCATCATATAACTGTAATCACTATTTTGAAAATCACGTTTTGCTATTGCTCTTAGGTTACGTTTTAAACGCAATTCTGGAATAGTAATAACAACATCTTGTGCTATACGGTCTTTAAACTTATTTGGCTTCATTATCATTGCAATTATGTTATATAAGTCTGGCTGACTGGTTCTAAACCCAGGCCAATTTTGCAACTTCATTATATTTTCAGCAACACGAGCCGCATAAGCTGGATCACTATTGGCTAGTATTTGTAATGCCAATAGTTGTTCAAACAACTGCTCACCAAGTTGACTTTGCTTTAATCCATTTAACTGTCTTGGAGTTCTGTAGGCACGACTTTCTTCTAGCCAATCAAAAGCAATCTTGTTTTTCTCTGTGCTTTCTTGTAAACCTTTCACACGTGCAATAGCATTCCATCTTGCAGTAACAGTGTCTACCCATTCCCAATTGTCACCTGAAAATGCACTTACGCCTTTAGAATATATATCCCATTCGCCCCTGTGGATGTCATTGTCATCTAGGTGTCTTGATATTTTGTATTCAATGCCGTTGTGTGTCATCAAGTATGCACCAGGCTCTTTAGGATGCTTTTTTGTTGCACCTTCTTTGACTACAGGCACAGGACGTACACTCTTACGTGGCATTTCATAACGTGTGCCAATCTTAAAAGGTGAGTCTTCTACTGCAAACACTCTGTTAGGAGTACTAAAATCTTTCTTACGCATTATCGTTTTAGCAATAAGATCAAGTTCATTGTTGTCTTTGTCTAATACCAGTGCAAAGGGCACATTAATATCTGTTTGTAAGTCACGCATAACCGCTTCACTGTCAGGACCCATCTGTGCAATAGGCTTACCATAACGTTTGCGTTCTTGTTTGAACAGTCTTGTTAGTTCTGCTGGAACAATAGGCTTTTGGTTACGTTCACTGTTTACTCTGTCTTTAAAGTGATTAGTAAATTCCACATCAATACCAACGTTGGCAAATATTCTATCTGCAAACTGTTCTAGTTGTTGTATATCTACTGCGGTTACACTCATTAACCTAACTTCTTCTTAATCCATAATACCAACGCATATACGGCTATTGCGTATACTGTTGCTATACCTATGTCAACCAAGTGTTCTCTCATGTTGTATATAAATTGTATTCCTGCTTCTGCGTCTGACATTACGCACCTCCTGGGTTATTGGCTGCAAAGTTTACTCTGCTAAATTTATCTCTGTTCACAAACTTCATATCTTTACCGACATAACCTTCGTGTCCTGGTTCGCCTTTTATATCTGCTTTTACATCTGCATCTTGGTTATCAAGTGCTACTATAAGTTGATCTTTCAATAGAGCAATGTTCACAAACGAACTAAACAATGCACTCACTGCACCTTGGTTCTCATTCATCCATTCAATTATACGTGGTGCTTGCGTTTTGGTTTTTTGTGTAACCCATGGACCAAAATCTTTGATCATGTTTGTAAATCCACCTTGCCTAACTTTAAAGTTGATGTACTGTTTCATTAATCCTGGTGTGCTACCAATTCTCCTGCGTCTTAGTTCTTGTGGATCAAGAAAAGCATCTATTGCTGGAGCATATTCATTGAACGTGTCCTGTATTTTTATAACAAGTCCTTTATCAAGTTCAATAGCACTACCTGTGTCTTTCATAGTACTGTCTAATACTAGTACTCCTGGTGCTTTGTCTAGCACACGTGACGTAACTGGTCTCACTGTTCCACCTGGACGGTCAATCTCTGTGTGTATTGCAATTCCTATTTCACTTGCTCCGATCTGTTTTCCTAGATCTGTATCAGCACTTACTCTGTATGTTACTTGATTAGGTGTAAACACATAAGCACCGTTCTCCAGTGGAGGTGTTGCACCATATAGTAGATCGGCTTGTACAAATCCTCTGAAATGTTGCGGAATAGTACGGTCTAGCATTGGAAAAAGTTTTGCATACAAATTAATTAGGTCGCCATATTCACCTTTTCTATTGCTAAACATACGTGCAATATCTTTTGCACTTGTGGCCAATCCGTTATAACCTTTTGCTACAAAGCCACCTTTGTCTGTGAGTATAAATTGTCCGTTATCATCTCGACCAAATACTATAGCAGGTTTGCCATCCCATTTGATAGTGTTTGTTTTTGCTGGTTCTTCTGCACTGCGTTTTATTCCATCAAGTGCTTGTTTTATTCCTTTAGAACCATAATCAAATACAAGATCTTCTGGATGTTCTATACGAGCACCTTCTGCAAGGTAGGGCTTGTATGGTGACCTGTTGTCTGTAACAACTTCCATTCCTTGATTAACTATTCTATCACGTAGTCTTGCTAGCCAATCACTACCGCCCTCTTTTATAGATTCAAATTGCAGTCCTTCTCGTTCCGCATAGCCTCGGAAGTCTTCTAATTTTTTATCACGTTGCGGGTCGTTCTTCAATGCACCTAGTATTGCTTCTACACTAAACAGGTCTGCTTCTGTTGCACTTTTGTTCAGTATATACTTTGCAATTTTCTCTGGCTGATCAGTTATAAAACTGTTATCAATTCTACTCAACAATCCTGAATTTGGTGATAACTTATATCCTGAGGCTTTCGCTATTGAATTCATCAGCACATTACGTGTTACTCCTTTGTAATCACTACTAGGATCAGCTCTCATTAAAAACTTAGAGAAGTCTGGCTTTTGTACAAACATAAAATCAGTCTGTATATAGCCTCTATCTTCTCTGCCTGTAATTGGTGCTTTAAAATGTACACTAACTCCTGATTTCCGTATCCATTCTGCAGGAGTAAAGCCATGTGATTCTGCCCACTTGGTAAGTTTTGCTACAAGATCATCTTTGTTCATTGTTTTAGGATCAACTGCAAGATCTAAGTCACCTGATGTTGGCTTTTGTCCTGTGCTACCAAGCATGTTGTCCATTAGAGGCAAACCAGTGAGTTGCTCTAGCCATTTTACTGTTGGCTTAACATCTGTTTGGTTGATGCGTGTTGTTGCTATAGCACCGTCTGCATCCTTGAAGACGTTACCACCCTCTTTGATATACATTATGTTGCCTGTTGTAGGTATGCTATTACTTGTTTCTTAATTGCAGGGTTAGAATTAATTTTTTGTGCCAATGCCATTACTGGATCGTCAGTTGCAATTTTTTTAATATCAGGCATTTTCATACCTGCAGTTTGATAACTCTGTTGTAATACTGCTCCGTCAACGCCAAAGTTAGTTAAGAACTGTGCTACTTGTATACTATCAGTTGGCTTGCCTGCTTTGGTCCATGCTTTCATAAGTTTATCAGCAGTGACTTTTGTTGTTATGTTAGTGCCAATTTGTTTTGCTTTACCTGCGGCTGCAGTTACACCCTTTGATATTTGTGCTTTTGCTCTTTGCAATAGCCCTGGTGCTTCCATAAGTTTGTGATTGCCTAATGCTACTGCAACAAACAACTTTGCAACTTGATCTTCTGATAATACATTTGGATTATTACTGTGTCCGCTGTTAAACATACCAGAGGCTTTACGTTTTGCTAATTGTTCGGCACTTGGTTTTACCTGTGCGGCAGCTTTTGCATCTAAATTTTCTGCGGCTCCATCTACATTTGTTCTAAGCCACTCTGTTGCTTCAGGTGACATTGCTTCTGTGCCTGGAAATTGTTGGTTAAATTGTGCAATTAGATCTGGATCTGTAATTGGAATATCGCCACGTACAACTATACCTTCGCCTGTACCACCTGGTGCAACTAGATCTGCTTTAGCTCGCATTTCAGCTTTTCGTTGTTCAATTTCGTCGGCCATGTTATAGCCTTTTGCATCCTTACTAAAATCACTACCTGAACGGCCTCTAACATCATCAATATCTATGTCTGTGTCTACTGGTGTTCCATCAGCACCTAGTTCGGCACTGCCTCCTCCATCTACAGTAGCAATATCATTGCTTAGGTCAGGACCACCACCGCCACCACCTAGTGGTCTTGTGTATGTTTTTACATAATTTCCGTCAGCATCAGTTGTAATTGTATACTTGGCTTGAACACCTCCTCCAGAGTTTTCAGCGTCAATATAAGTTTTAACAGAACCTTTGCTTAGTCTTCTATCAATTTTATCGCCGTCTTGAATCAACTGCTCTGGTGATTCAGCTGTTTGTATGTCGCCTCTACTTGGACTGTCTAGTACTTCTACTTTTTCTCCGGCTACAGTATCAATACCAGCATCTTTCATATCTTGGGCTGTGTCTGCATCAACATTCATGCCGCCGCCTGGCAAGCTCTTAACGTGTGCATCAAGTTGTGAATTATATTGATCAATTACGTTTTGTGGTATGCCTTCGGTACTATCTAAATCCAAGATGGCATTCATCTCATCTGCTGACAATGCTTCGCCGGGCGTAAAGTCTGCTATGACATCTTCTACACCACTTGGTAATGCTTGTTGTGCCATTTCGCCGCCTTTGATAAGATCACCTAATGAACTTGCACCTGCGGCCAATGCACCAGTTTTACCTGCAGTATATAACGCACTTCTAATATCTTTACCTTGTAGCAGTTGATCAGTAAGTTTAAACAAACCTAAAGCGGCTGCACCACCAAGTCCTGCTCCACTTACACCAGCGGCAGCAATCAATGCGGCATATATAAAGCCTTGCATGATAGGATGTTTTTCTGCAAACGCTCTATACTTGGTAATAATTTTCATTACCGCACCTTCGTCACCTCCAGCACTTGCTTTTAGTTTTTCAGCTGCTTCTTCGTATTTGCTTGCAAAGCCTTCCATTGGACCAGAATTGTAAATTTTAGCCTTAAGGTCGTTCCAAGGCTTCATTATTACTTGATCAACTTTGTCTTTGGCTTGACCAATTCCTGTTCTGTTTGAACCACCAGCAGTAGCAGTTTTTTCAATTTCTCCAAATAAGCCCTGTATCTGTTGCGGACTTAGTGCCGCCTCACGTAAATAGGTTCCTACCGTTTCCCATTGGATATAACTTCTTCTATTGTTATTGTCGAGACTTTCAAGCAGTGCATGCCTTGCTTCGATTCTTTTTGCTTCTATTAGTATACTCATGCTAGTGCCTTTTTTAACTTTTCTTTACTTGGTGGATCTAGTTTATCAATTGATGCAGTTGTGCCTTTACCTAGTGCTTTGTCTATTGCGGCTCGCATGTTGGCCATTTTAGGATCGTTTAGATCAACTTTTTGTCCACCAATTTTAGCAGTTTGCACACCTGTCTTTGCTCCAACATTTTGTGCAGTTTTGCTTATTGGCTTGCCAGTTTTATCATCTTTACCATCTTTGTTAGCATCTACTTGTGCTACTGGTGCTTTTTGTCCTGGAACTTTGGTTGCAGTTTGACCTGCTTGCTGCGACTTCATATTTGCAACGCCTTTGTTTGCACCATCTATTTGTGCTTGATCAATGCCTTGTTTCATTGCACTCTGTTTATCTTTTTTCTTTTGATTACGTGCAATGCTTTTATCAACAGCAGTTTTAGCAGTATTAGTAGCAGTTGCCTGAGATCCTGTTGTTCCAAGTTTCTTTTCTAAGCCTGCTTTTCTTTGAGCTTCTGCATCTGCTTTTTTTAAACCAGCTGCCGGTCCAGAGGTTGGATTTGGATTTACACCTTTTCTATAATCGTATCCGCTGCCTGCGGCAGTATCGAGTGCAACGTTACCAACATTCTTTGCTAAGTTTTTAAGCACTCCGCCTGTCTTCGACGGTTGTGTTTGTTGCTGTTGTTTAGTTTGTCCTTTGTTTACGTCAGCACCACCGCCACCTACAGTTTGTTTACCTGCTTGATAACCTTTTTTTACTGCACCGCCTAAGCCTGCTACACCACCTGCAACTGATCCAAGGGCCTTAGCACCTGCACCTGCTACTCGACCAATACCTCGACCAAGTTTATTAAATGCATCAAACTCGGCAAGTAGTTGTGCTTTCAGTTGTTGTTCTGTAAGTTTATTTTTCATCTGTGCGTCTCACTGATCTAGAAAATTTACTAGGATCACGTAGTCTAATTGCATTTAATAGTTTGCGATGCAGGTTTTCTGCTTGCTCTCCATCATATAACTCTTCAATCTGTTCCATTAGACGTACGGCACTGGCAATAACGTTGCTGGCACGACTTTCTACAATGTACGACCGTTCCTGTTGCTTGCTGTAACGTTCAGTATATATACCATCTAATTCTTCAAAGATGCTTCGAGTCTTTTTTTGCATGACTTTGTTTGTCCTTTGTAGTATTTATGTAAATTTAAAATCTGAAGGCAGAATTATTCAGTGAAATACTGCTTATAAAACTTAGCTATTTGAGGAAATGTACTAGCAAAACTTTGTTTTCTCATCAAATCAAACTTTTTTATTTCGTTGACCATCTTTGTTATTTCCTGTGGATTTTCTTTCCAATCAGGTTTGAAATAAGATGAATAAGATTGATCAATTTCTTTCTTGTATTCTGTAGTTATATTGTTTATGTTAAAGATATAGAAGGCAAGATGTCGAGTGTGATTGGTTATGTCGCCTTCTCTATTGGTTGCAAAGTTTTCTTTTACCCATGTATCTAATTCATTTTGGTAGAATAAATTAAAAATTGAAACAGTTTCTTCAATTACAAACATTACATTACTAGGCAACTCAGCTCTTAAGTTTAGTATATTATCAGTTACTTGATTCCAAGATGCTGGCCACCTAAGATACTCAAATTTATCAGTTGCGCCATCTAAACTTATATGTAGTTTAACAAGATAAAAACGTTCAATCAAATCAAAATATTTTTTTGGTATTGGTTGAGTACCATTGGTCTGAAAACATATAGTAAGTTGCTCTTTAGCATTGGGTACGTTATCTGCTAACCATCGAGTGACTTCCCAATATTCTTTTCCTAGTAGTGTTTCTCCGCCGCAAAATACCAGTTGTTTCAGATTTGACAAGTCAATATTTGATAATGCAGTAATAACTCTGTCTTTGTTCTTATCGCTATATACTGGCTTATTCCATAATCCATTATCTTTTAAATGTTTCTGCCAAAATGTGCTAGAGTCTACTCCACAACTTCTACAGGCTAAGTTACACCTTATATCAAACATTAGATCAATTCTTAATGGACCACTAAAATTAGTTTTTTTAGAATCAATTAAACCTTGATTCGTACCTGTTCTTAGACTTTCGCTGCCTTGATCTTCGATGTTTTTGCATCCAAAGCATTTATCATCCCAGATATCTTTTTTATTCAAACTTCTCAGAGTATCAAAATTGGGATTATTCCAAAAATTAGTTTTTATGTCAATTTCAAATCTTTTGCCAGCAATAAGACAACAATGTTGTGCACCGCCGGTTGGAATCTGTTTAAAGTCAAGGACCAATCCGCCGTGTATCATTGAACAGTATGCACTCATATGTTTTATCAAATTCCTTGTTAGTGGTACAAATATTTATAGTAGCACAGATTTTTGTGTAAATATATCTATTAAGGCATCATTAGGCACATTTAGGCAAACATGAAAACAGACATAGAACAGATAGAATTATTATTAGAACAATTTAGAAGACCCGCTCCAGAGGGAAAAGAATACCAAGATAGACTAGCAGAAGAATTTGAAATTATACTTCAGCAACGTTTTACAGATTACTTCCTCAAAATAAGACTTATACTCGATCTCAACTCAGATATACCACACATGACACGTGGGAGTGCTGGTAGCAGTTTGGTTTGCTATCTCATGGGCATAACTGACGTTGATCCAATTGAATGGAATATTCCACTAGCAAGATTTTTAAATCCATATAGAGATGACTTACCTGATGTGGATATTGACATACCTCATCACAAACAAGAACTTGCAATGCAACGTGTGTTTGATAAATGGCCAACACAGAGTGCCAGGATATCAAACTATGTGCTTTATAGAGAAAAAAGTGCCAAACGTGAAGCAGTTAAAAGGCTAGGTGTAAAAGGCAGACTGCCAAAAGATATAGACTACGCAAAACTTGGTGTTGATGAACAAGAAGCAACTCGCATTGAACGTAAACTTATGGGCAAGAAACGTTGCATAAGCAAACACTGTGGCGGTGTTCTAGTATTTGATAGAGCATTACCTAAGAGTTTGTTCCGTGATGATAACCTTATACTGTTGGATAAGAACGAAGTAGAAGACTTAGAGCATCTAAAGGTAGACATACTTGCCAACAGAGGCTTATCGCAACTGTTAGAGATAGATCCTCACACAAGACTGGATGCTTATCCAAAACAAGATGAAGCAGTCAGCGACTTGTTGTGCAGAGGCGATGTACTTGGTGTAACACAAGGCGAATCGCCTACAATGAAGAGATTGTTTAGGGCGTTGCAACCAACTGGAGTTGAGGACTGTGTATTTGCAAGTGCGTTGGTACGTCCTGTTGCTATGGAAGGTAGACGCAAGGCCAGTTGGTTCCGTGACTGGAGTGAAAAAGGCATACAAAAGAATGCAATAGTATATGAAGATGATGCTATACATAAAATAATGAAATTAATTGGTATCAACCCATATGAAGCAGATATGTACAGGCGTGCATTTGCAAAGAAGAATGAAGAGAAGATGATGCAGTTTATGGCACGATTAGGTGATCATCCAGACAAGCATGACATCTATGAACAAATGCAATCACTTAGTGGATTTGGCTTGTGTAGGGCACACGCAGTTAACTTGGGTAGACTTATATGGGCACTGGCATATCATAAAGTACACAATCCAAAGGAGTTTTGGCGTGCTTGTTTAAAACACTGTCAAGGATCGTATGCACGTTGGGTATATCGCAACGAAGCAAAACGTGCTGGATGGGATCTACGTGACCTAGGCTTTGCTAACTGGATTACAGAAGATCCTGTTGAGAGTTTTAAAGAACATGGTGCATGGAATAGCCCTGGCTTTTTGCCAAACATGGGATTACAAAACTTATTCTTAGACAAGTTTCAGTTTGCAGGTATAATTGCCAATAGTAGGGTATTCAAAAGCGATGCAAAAAATTATATACACTTTATAACACTGGGCGTAGGCGAAGGTCGCTATGTGGATCTTGTTGTTGATCGTCCTATAAAATATTCTCGAGATACTGTAGTTATTGGCGAAGGACAAATGTGGACCAAAGACAACAGCAACTACCTAAAAGTAAAACGCAAGAACGTGAAAGCAATGCCTATTGATCAGTATGCGTAAGATTAAGTTTATCAAAGATATAGTCAGCTAAAAACCCATAGCCTTGATCGTTAGGGTGCCCATCATTTGCATAAAAATCTTTGGAAAAAAATCTAAATGGAATATCCAAAAGATAGTCAGGATGCAATGCTAAATTTTTATTATGCATTGCTTTCAAAACCTTTAGTTTTCGATCTAAGTCTTTAACACCAATGTTTAACTCTTGTAGTGGCATACCTAATTTATTAAAATTATTATCATTGGTATAATCATTGATCCAACTTAGTTGTTTTTGATACCTTTTTTCTACAAACAAACTCAGTGAGAAAATATGCAGATCTATGCTAAGACCTTTCATGGCATGTATAAAATAAAAACAATCTAGTATCACTGATTGAATTTCTCCCCATGGATGCATGTAGTCTGCCCAAACTCTATCACCATTGTTAATTGGGTCAGCAGGCCAAATTTGATGCCATTTACCTTTGTTAAGGACTTCAGTTCTAATTGCTGGACTAAGTCCAAGTATGACTGTATCAATTTCTGGATTACGACTAACTTCTTCTACTGCAATTCTCATTGCACGTTTAATAGAACTTCCGCCTTTGCCGTAGTTGGTTACATTAAGATTATATTTTTTAGCCATTTGTGCTGGCCATGATTTGGTTTGCCAATTAGAACTTCCAACACCCTTGGTCCAGCTATCTCCTACTGTTAAAATATTCATCGTTAACCTTTACTTTTAATACCTGCTAACATCTGTTTTAGTTTTGTACTTTGTACATCAGCAACAATTTTTCCAGGCTCATCTTCAACAGTTGCATCATTTGCAGTGTCTGTTGTAAGTGACTTGGCTTTTATTTGATCATAGATACTCGAACTTTGTTTCTTAAACTGTTGATACTCTTCATCATCACCTAAGTCACGTATACGTAAACTTTCAATATCAAACTCCAAGTCTACTTTCATACCAACACCTGAACTACTTCTAGTCTTCATAGCCTGTATTTGATATCTACCACGTTCACGCATTGCTCTACTTGTAAATATTCCAAACACATTATCAGCAGTATTGATCTTACTAATACCACCTGATATGTGCGAATGATCAAACTCTATTTCTTCAACTGCACTTCTGTTCAACTGTGATGCAGTTACAAACAGTATGTTAAGTTCTCTTGACAAGTTACGTAGTTCTTCTGACACATACTTGTCCTTAACAAATAAGTCATTCGGCGATACTTTTGCACTTACTGGCATAAGCAAATCCAAATAGTCAATGCACATAAAGTCTATGCTTTTGCCTTGCTTGATGCTTAGTTCTTTTACAAATGCTCTTATGTCATTTACATTACTCTGTGCAGGCATATACTTTATTTGTAATGCTCCTGCTTTTTTGCCCATCATCTTCACTTTCATTTCAACAGTTTCAATGTCCTTGAACAACTGTTTTGTTGGAGTGTTTGTTAACATACTATCAACACGCATAGCAGTTAATCCTTCACTCAATTCAAGTGTAATATATACTCCACTGAGTCCTGCTTCCATCCAGTTTACTGCTAAGTTTTGCATGAACAAACTTTTACCTGATCCACTACCACCTGCAAATATCTGTAGTTCGCCTCTGTTAAATCCGCCGTACAGTAGTTTGTCTAACTTTGGCCATCCAGTACTGTTTTGTCCATTGTTGTCTTTAAGTGCCGCAAGCCTTGCTCTTGGATCCTCAAAGTAATCTGTTCCTAAGTCTTTTGTTAAACTTATTTGTACTGCATCCTTAATCAATTTTTCTACAGGGTCATACTCACCCTTTTCTAACAAGTCTGCACTTTTGAGTATAGCACGTTCTAGTTCAGTACGTCTTGTAAATGCTTCAAACTCTCCTAAAAACCAATCTGTTTGTCCATTGTTTAGATCTGGAATCTCCAATAAGTCTATATTTGTTACTGCTTTAACTTGTACTCTATCTGGTAACGTTTTATGTTCATTGGCATGATCATAGATAAACTTTGCAGTTTCTTTTAAGTCTCTGTCAAAGTTGTCATCATTAAAAATGTTTTGTACCCTTAGAAAACTTTGTGCATCTTGCATCATCATTTCTAAAAATAATTTTTGTACATCATAATTGTATTCTGTCATATTTTTAATTTATCCTTTATTGATGTCTCGTAATACAATTTGTTTCCTTCTGCTCCATGATGTCCCCACCAACCATATGTATCATAGTCTGCTGGTTTATGTATATTATAGTTTACACTATAGTATGTATTTTTAAAAAGTAAACATCTATCATGATCTATAGCATGTTTAAGAACAAATTCACTAGGTCCCCACCAATTATCCTCTAATAGAGGCTTACTTTCATTACATATTAAATAGTTTGCACCTACCCCGTCTAGCCATTTTGTTAGCAAATATATTTCTCTAAGGATCTGTGTTTCAGTCCAACTGCGATCAGCATGTGTAATTAAAAATTGATCTGCACCGTAGAACTGTTTAGATACTAGCCCTCTTTGTGCTTCAATAGTGGTATCAGTTCCTAACCAATCAGTGTTAAAAAGTGTACTTTTGTATTGAGTATCTTTATGGTTGTCAAATATAGTAATTCTTTCAAGTGGTGGTAATCCTATTATAAAAAAATCTTCTTTCCAGTTGTACTTGTATTGATTTTGCATGCCAATAAGTAGTTGACATACACTATCAAAACTGTTCCCAGGTCGACTTACGTTTATAATTTGTTCTACACCTAGATGTTTTCCTGCAAGTCCCCAAAAACTATCTTGCGGATCAACACATAGGTAAGGAGTAAGGTAACTACTACCAACCACATAAAGTTTATTCATTTATTTTCCTTTGTAGACGTTTCTTTGCCATTTCAATCTTAATCTTACTGCGTTCTGCACTCTGATGTATTTGTTGTAGTGTATGTGCAACACCAAAACGTACAACTGCATCGTTTACATCTTTAACATCTTCGGGCCATTCTGGTATACTAACTTCAAACTTGTGTTCTACTGCGGCATCAATTATACTTAATCCTGCACGATCCTGATCAGGTACTACTATAATTCTACGTTGCAACTGCTTTAGTAACTGTGCTTGATCCTTGCTTATGGTTTCATGCATAACTGCTAACCCACTTATGCTAAGTGCATCAAATATACCTTCAACAACTATAGCACTGGTCCAGTTGGACTTTTGTAAATCATATCCAAACACATATCCAGGTTGCTGACTGTTTATAAACTTTGGTGTACGACTGTCTAAATAACGTGAAGTGTGTCCTACTATTCTATTCTTGTATGTATATGGAACAACAATCCTATCTCTTGGACCGCGTTTTTTATCCACCAAAAACGGATAGCCAAATACTATACCACGTTGTTTTAAATAGTCAACATAGTGAAAGTGTAGTTTGTTGTTCTCATCTATACTTTCAACACCTGCTGGTATTTCTGTTTCATCAAAGTCGATCTGCTTTTGTTTAATAGTATTACGTTCTGTAGTTAAGTCTAACAAACTTTTACGTTTTAAACTTTCTAAGTTAAGGCGTTCAATGTCTGTGCTATCAACGCCTAACCATTCTAATAACTTACGTGCTTTGTAACCAACACTACGCCCTGCAGTAAAACTTGCAGTAAAGCCGCAGTTGAAGCAGTGATAACTCCAGTCATCTTCTGCTTGTTTAATACCACCACGACTACGTCGATCTTGCGACTCGCCTTTGTGTACACAACATGGTGCATTAAAGGATACCCAACCAGAACTAGTATGTTTCCGCTTTTGCGGTATGTAACTAAGTAGATCTATCATTATGTTACTATATTAGCATACTTTATGTGTTCTAGCAAGTGTTTTGATATAATTTCATGTCCTTTTTCATTTGGATGTCCTCCTGAAGCAAAAGGTTCTATGTCTAATTCTTTTCTTTTAGAAATTAGAATTTCCTGCCATGATGAGTTATTATACAAAAAGGTAGGAGCAGTAGTTTGGTAATTATTTGGTAACACGTTAAACTGGATTACAGTTGCTCCTGTTCGCTGTTGTGCATAATCAAATAGATTAACAGTCATCTTGTGATTGTAATCAGCCCATTCTCTATGATAGCTCATGCCAAGCCATAATTTTTGTAACTGAAACCAGTTGTCGTCGATATCTGGGTTAGGTTGTGTTAGCCACGTACTGTGTAGGTGTCTATTCCAAGAAGGATCTTTTTGACTTACTTGATGAAGAGGATTAAACCAACTGATACGTGTGGCATTGGTTAAACCAACTAACCATAATGTGTCTTCTAAATCATTACGGTTTTGCATCATCCAATTCATAGTCCATCTCATGCTTTCTAGACTACTACCCGGAAATGCACAGTTTTCTAATTCTAAGCCATAATGGTCAGCAACCAATCCTGCATAACAGTTTGCCAAACGCCAAGGTTTGTTTTCGTCATAATGATCACGAAATTCTGTTTCGTTAAGATGTCTAAATTGAGGGTCTATTAATTCGTCGCCATATGTCCAACTGCATCCAAATGCAATAACACGTTTAATTGGCATTGTACCTCCTAGCGATAAAGGATTTGTGTAATCCTTCCGTTATTAATTTTTACTAATGGTACTTCTATATATCCTTGTCCGCCATTGGTGACTGTAATATTGCCTACTTTGGTTCCGTTAAGTGTTGCAGTCGCGGTTGCTCCAGTTCCGCCTGGATTTCCCTCAATATCAACGTTAGGACTACCTGCTCCAAACCATTCTGACCCACCAGCAGATGTAACGGCAGTTACTGCTCCGTTGACTACTGTTGCAACACCTTCTGCAGAAAGTCCATATTGATTTAGTTGGAAACGTATCCAATTGTGTCTACCGTCAATGTTAATATAACTTCGTGTATTTTGATTTGTATACACAGTTTGCGATCCAATATCATACCAATCAGGACCAATTTGTGTTTCGCTACCTTGTGCTATAACATTTCCAGTAAAATTATCAAAGTCCAATTGAAATGTAGTTAGTGTATTCTTAGCAGTATATGCCATACTGGTATAGTTTCTATCTCCGTTTGCTGCAGATCTTTTTATCGTTGGTTCTGGAAGTTCAAGTATGGTACTTTCAACAAAGTCTGGGTATACGCTATCAACAATGTCAACTTGTCCACGTCCTGCACTGTATGCATCTGTGAACACTGTTTCATATAAATTACCACTTGCACGTTCTAAACTCCAAGTAGCAGTTTGTTCTTCTATGATATCAAGTTCTGCAGTTGTGAGGGTAACCTTAGCTCTTCCATGGAGAGCATTAAGAATTTCTAGATCTTTTGCTATCAGTAACTCGTCTCCGTCTGTACTCATCATTCTATATGTGATTGTACTACCTGATATGTTAACTGGTTTTTGATCTTGATTGATAAATTCAAACAATATGACATTGTCAACTCCTCTGTTGACCTTTAATTTTTTAGCATACACTGGTTGCCATCTCCTCGTAAAGTAAGAACCGTCAGTAGCAGGTAATAGTACCTGCTGCTTTTGCTGATATAAATAGACGGGTGTAGAATACATTAAATTTAACTCCAATTACTAGGTATTTATGGGCGTAGAGCTATTCGAAAAGATTGCAGAACGATATCCGTTTATTACATTTTGCACATATGCAAGTAATGAATATGTTGGTGTTATACAGAATAGAGATGATCAAATAACCACCATTTACGACTTTGGCGGCATTGTGCATGAAGGACAAAAACGTGACTTCTTAGAGCTTGCAAACCAATGGTGGTGGGAATCCAACCGTAGTATACCTATCAATATATTCTTAAAACAAGATTGGGAGCAATTTCGTCCTTACCTTAAAACGTTTATCAACAAAGATTTAGATATTGTATTAGGACCTGCCACGAGCTTACAAGAACTTTCACGTAAGAAAATTAAACGACGAAGTATTACACTTGTTCGCAGAGTAGATTGATGTGCAATGCAACAAGACGTGCATAACTTACAGCATGCGATTTCTTGAACACAAAACCAGCACTATCATCACCATCCCAAACAGTTGCAAATACATCCGCCCATGGCTTGCGTTGTAGGTGTGCTTTTCCTGGACGTATAATGCTTATAAAAGCTGCCATACGTTGTATGCTATCTGGTTGCATTGCTAAGATTAGATCATGATAGTTGCCGATGTGTACTATACGTTCACAAAACTGTTTGTCTTGTAGTTTAGTCCAGTTGGTCTCTCGTGCTAACATTTCATCATAGTGTTGTTGATCACGTATTAGTGTGTACACACTCTGATTAAGCAGATCTAATTTAAAGTAACCACGTTGTTCTGCATATTCATAGTCAATACTTGCACAACCATTCGGTGCGTCAACAGGTATTGGTGTAACATAGACACCACTGTTGTGCTTGCGTCCTTCTGCATTCTGTCTAGCAGGAATACATTTGATCAAGTCAATGACTGTTTGCCTGTCAGCAAAGTCTATATCTACATCAGCACTCATTTAATACTTCTTGACTGTTTAGAAACCATTCTAGGTTGTTTGTTAGTTCTTTATTATAACACAATTCAATGTGAGCTGTCAAGTAACTTTCTTGTAACAAGTTAAGGTCTGGAAAGTCAAATTTTTCTTTATTTTCAATACGTTTTAAAATAGCATCACAGTATATCTTACTATCTTTATAAGGTTGTTGAGACAAAAATTGATTATGTAGATCAACAAACTCCTCCGTTGGTTCAAAATTGTATCCTAACCAAGACGAGAGCTTTGTTAATTCTAAAATGAATTGATCAGTATTGTAAAAACAACTGTAGGGGAAAATACTAACATCATTGCTAGAATCATATATCATTCTTTTTTGTTGTGTTATAAACCCTGCTTTTTCAGGATACATAAAACCAAGTTTAAAAAATTCTCTCAAAACATTTCTTGGGCAATCTGGATTATTACTGTCTAGTTCATACAAAGTTAGATTGTGTATATTGATACATTCTTCTTGTATCCAGTCTGGTAATTTTTTAAATTCTGCAACAGTTGATATATCAGGCCACGACTCATCTTTTACTGCATTGTAACTGTTTGTTAACTGATCCTTAAAAAAGCTATTAATCAAGTTATCTAGAACCCATTGGTAGTCAATATTATTCCATTTGTTGTATGTGCCTATTTCAAGTTGATCTGGATCTATATTGTAATCGCCAGCACGTAATAAACTTATTGACTGGAGTGGCAATAAGTCATCATTGGTCAGTTGTATGGAGATAACATTACTATTATTAGGAATAGGTGACCATCCAGACAAGCCAGGATAATAAAAGCTATAATGGCCGTTACTAAAGGCTTTATCTGGTTCTAAATATTTTTTTGAATGTGATGCGCCTAGTGCATTAAAAGGTGAGCCTTCGGTTGTAATTCCAGCCAGAAACTTATTGCATACAAACTCAAGATAATTACCGTGAGCACCACCTTGAAAATCTATATAGATCATACTAGTTCTTCACCTATTCCTGCAAATTCTGCTATAGCAAGTGTGACTGCAGCCATTTCAATGCTACCTATAAACAGCATGTAACATGCCGCTATTCTAATTGCACTTTTTATAAGACTAACCCAAAAATGTGGATCATCTTTCTTGTTTGGCTTTTCAAGTTGTGTTGATTTAGGTCTTGTTAATCCCATTTTCTTCTCCTACTAATGTTCTAAGATTTTCTAATTCAGGTATATAGTTATTTAAACACGAATTCCTTGACTTGTCAAGTTGATTATTATAACTAAAAAATTTACTTAATCTGGGTTGATCAAACGTACTTGATTTAGCAAGATTTATTACACCATCAATAAAACTTTCAAAAAGTGTATTGTTTTTGTATATGTTTGTATTTTTTATTCTTTCTAATTTAGAAATTTGTTCTACAGAATAATTAAAAACAAAAGGCCAAATGTTATTGGCTAACTGTCCGTGTACCAGACATCCTGGAAACTCTGTGTCAAGAAATTCTATGAGATTG